AGAAGATAGATGATACAATCAACGAAGGTGCTTGGGAGTATATAAATATAGGAGATGTAATAAGAGTACAAGATGCTTTTGCTGAAGTTATTAGTTACTATGACCTAAAGAAAGAAGGTGGTATACACGACTATGGAGCAGACAAAGGTAAGTACCAACAGTTCTGGCATAGTGATTATGTATGTCATACAGACCCAAAAGCATTTGACCCAAGCAAAGTAGAGGAGCAAGATGATGAGTGAATATAAATACACATATAGATTTAGTGAGCAGACAGTAGATACTAGATACTACAAGGTAGAATCTAATGCTAAACTTACTCAAGCTGAGATGCAAGATTTAGCTTGGTCAGTAGAGCAGACAGAAGGAGAAACCTTTAAATGTAATGAAGGCAAAGCTACCTTTGAAGGTACTGAATATGGAGATGATGCACAGTATCAAATGGAAGAGGGAGAGGAGGACTTAGCAGATGATTAAATATATTATATACACACAAAAGAACTGTGAGTATTGTGCCAAAGCAAAGGCATTACTAGATGAAGCAGATGAAGTATACGAAGAGAGAGTGCTAGATAATTTACCTAAGATAAAAAGATTTAGAGAAGCAGGACATAAAACTGTACCACAAATCTTTCTACACATAGGTGGGTACACAGAACTAGAGGAGTTTATGTTTCCACCAGACATAGAGTTTGATGCAGACATAAAGCTAGTAGAAGAAACTAGACCTAGTGCAAAGGTAATACCTTTCAAAGGACAGATAGGTGCTATCTCTGGTAGCAAGGAGAATAAAGATGAGTAAAAAAATTAAATGTCAAAGAAAAGGTTGCTCTAATAAAGCATATCCAGAAGATATGGAGAACAGAGCAAGTAATCTTTTACTATGTGATGACTGCTATACAGAAATAAGATACTTAATGGCAGACTATTTAGATATACATATACAGGAGATTAAGATATGAAATACAAAGTAGAAATAGAATTAGACTTTGACAGACGACCTAACAAAAAAGATGTATTACATAGGTTGTTTGATGTAATGAAAGAAGATAAAGTTAATTATAAATTACATAAGTATAACAATAGCTTATGGTCACAAGTTAAAAGGAGTATTAAGAATGATAAATATAAATAAAGAAATGTCACAAATACTTATAAGTATTCTTGTATGGTATTTTCTATGTTTTATTGTACCTTATGTTGGGTATTGACTATATGAAAAATGTAATGTATAATAAAAATAATATGAGAAAAGATATGTATGTAATAGCTATGCCTTATCCTAATCAGATACAGTTACCAGATATTTTAGAAGAAGAAGATGGTGAGGTTATGTATTTTAAAAATAAGAAAGATGCTAAAAAGTTTTTACAAAACTTATATGATGAAAGAAATATTAATATACAAGCATTAATAGATGACAACATAGAGATTATGAGAGTGCAATGAATGAAGTAGAAATATTAAAAAAAAATGTAAGAGATTTACAAGAGCAACTACGAACTGCTTATGTAAGAATCAAACAACTACAAGAAGAACTAGATAAAAATAAACCTGATAAAGGTCTTTATAATCCTGATGCAAGTCATATAGATGAGGACTTTAAGACAGGTGGATAGAGCAAGAGAAAGAAGATTAAAAGCTACAGGTAAATGGTTTAAAACTGTTAATAAAAAAAGTTTATGGTTGAACCATATCTTTCCTGTTCTTTTAGTATTGGGTTTTATTTTTTATATTATTAACTTATAAGAGGAAAAGATGACTAATTTATTAGCAGATGAAATTAAACAGCTAATTAAAGAACGATACTATGAATATCTAGAAGAGGGTTATGAATCTTTTGAAGCTATGGAGTTAGCTAAAAGAGATGTGCATGAAACAAAAGAATCTGAAATAGATACTTATAATGAAATGTATAGTAGTTCTTTTGAGGTTGACTAAAATGTATAAATAATATATAATTAATTTTTATGGAGAAACATATGGAAAAAACATGGCTAGACAGGGGTGCTTGTCCTAAGTGTGGTTCAAGTGATGGTAATGTTAGACATTCTGAAGGATATAGCTACTGTTTTTCTTGTAACACTAGATTTGGAGAGAGTATGCAACAAGAAAAGGTAATACCAATGAAGACTGAGAGTTCAATTAAAACTGTAGGTACTACAGGTGCATTGACTGAAAGAAATATTAGCAAGGAAACTGCACAAAAGTATCACACACAGGTAAAAGTAAATGGTAATATGAATACACATCATATCTATAAATACTTTGATGGTGGTGGAAACAATATAGGTAATAAGATTAGAGATGTAGCCACAAAAAATATGTGGGTAGAAGGAAACATATCTGATGCAGTATTGTTTGGACAAGATTTATTTACAGGTGGTGGTAAGTATGTAACCATTACTGAAGGAGAAGTAGATGCTATGTCTGCCTATGAATTATTAGGTAGCAAATGGGCATGTGTATCTGTTAAGACAGGTGCAGGTTCTGCAGTACGAGATTGTAGAAAAGCATTTGAATATCTAGATAGCTTTCAAAACATAGTTATATCATTTGATATGGATAAGCAAGGACAAGAAGCTAGTGAGAAGGTAGCACAGTTGTTTAGTCCAAACAAATGTAAGATTATGAATATGGAATTTAAAGATGCTAATGAGTATCTGAAGATGGGTAAACGTGAAAAGTTCTCACAAGCATGGTGGAACGCACAACCTTTTACTCCTGCAGGTATAACTAATCTTAGAGATTTAGGAGATGCTTTATACACAGAAGAGTATTGTGAAACAGTGCCTTATCCTTGGGGTAAGATGAATGAAAAGACTTATGGTATGAGAACAGGAGAGTTGATTACATTTACATCTGGTGCAGGTATGGGTAAGTCTTCTATTATGAGAGAACTTATGCATCATTTACTCAAGAATACCAATCATAATATAGGTATACTTGCATTAGAAGAGAGTATTAAAAATACTGCATTTAATATTATGTCAGTAGAAGCTAATGCTAGATTATATATCAAAGAGATTAGAGATAAATTTAGTAGAGAACAATTACAAGAGTATCAAAAGAATACAGTTGGCTCTGGTAGGTTCTTTGCCTTTGACCACTTTGGTTCTATTGATAATGACGAGATACTATCTAGAGTTAGGTATATGTCTCAAGCATTAGAATGTAAGTGGATATTTGTTGACCACTTATCTATACTTGTATCAGGTCAGGAAGATGGAGATGAAAGAAAGTCTATTGATGTATTGATGACTAAGTTACGTTCTCTTGTAGAGCAAACAAACATTGGTATGTTATTAGTATCACATCTACGTAGACCTGCAGGTGATGCAGGGCATGAAAATGGTAAAGAGATTACTCTATCACATCTTAGAGGTTCAGCATCTATTGCACATCTTAGTGATGGTGTTATTGGATTAGAAAGAAATCAACAAGATGATGACGAAGTTAAATCTAATACTACAACGATTCGTATATTAAAGAATAGATACACAGGAGATACAGGTGTAGCTACACATCTACATTATAATAAAGAGACAGGTCGTATGAAAGAGATTGACAATCCTTACGAAGTAGATTATAATGCAGAGAATAAAGAGGAGGTACCATTCTAATGAAGTGTTGGCATTGTAATACAGAATTAATATGGGGAGGAGACCATGACATTGACCATGAAGACGAGGACTATTGTATGGAAACAAATCTATCTTGTCCTAACTGTGGTGCTTTTCATATAGTCTACTTACCAAAAGACGTACAAGAAGATGAACCAGAGATGTGGAAACATTTTTGTGAAGTAGAAGGAACTGAAATGGAAATAGGTAAAGGAGAAGCATGTAGTTGGTGTGGAGAGGAGGAACATGAAAGTTGTACTTGATATAGAAACAGATACAATAGATGCTAGAGTAGTTAATTGTATTGTTGCAAAAGATATTGAAACAAATGTATCAACAGTATTTGACCCAAGTAATATGCATGTATTTAAAAACTGGTCTAAAGATATTGACCAGTATATTATGCATAATGGTTTATCATTTGATGCTCCTGTATTAAATAAATTATTAGGTACAAATATTAAACCTTCACAGGTATTAGATACATTAATATTATCACAACTATTTAATCCATTGCGTGATGGTGGTCATGGACTAAGAGCATGGGGAGATAGATTTAATTTTCCTAAAGGAGAGATAGCATCTTTTGGTAGCTACTCTGAAGAGTTAAAAAGATATTGTATGCAAGATGTAGATATAACACATAAGTTATATGAACATTTAAAGAAAGAAGGTAAAGGTTTTTCTAGGTCTTCTATTGATTTAGAACATCAGGTCAGAGTTATCATTGACCAACAAGAAAGAAATGGTTTCGCATTAGATGTTCGTAAAGCTATGTCTTTATATAATACATTAAGAGATGAAGCAAGTGCATTAGAGAAGTGGGGTAAGATACATTTTGACCCTACAAGAAAAGATTTAAAAACAAAAACAAAATACATACCTTTTAATATAGGTTCACGACAACAGATAGCTGATAGATTACAAGAACTAGGTTGGAAACCTAAGAAGCATACTGATAAAGGTAATGTAATTGTTAATGAAGAAGTTTTAGATAGTATAAACTTAGAAGAAGCAAAGAAGTTTGCTAGGTATTTACTATTACAAAAAAGAATTGCACAGATTAAATCTTGGATTGAATCTTGTGATGATAAAGATGGAAGAGTGCATGGTAGAGTTATGACATTACGTACTGTGACAGGTCGTATGGCACATAACAGTCCTAACATGGCTCAGATTCCTGCTGTTCGTTCTCCATATGGTAAAGAGTGTAGGGAATGTTGGACTGTTGACAATCCCTATACTCACTCCATTGTAGGTACAGATGCTAGTGGATTAGAGTTACGTTGTTTAGCACATTTAATGAATGATACTAACTTTACTGAAGAAGTTTTGAATGGAGATATACATACTGCTAATATGAAAATGGCAGGATTAACAGATAGAGACCAAGCAAAGACATTTATCTATGCATTTATGTATGGTGCAGGTGCATCTAAGATAGGTAAAATAGTAGGTAAAGGTGCAAAAGAAGGTCAACAATTAATTGATAGATTTCTTTCTAATATGCCTGCTCTAAAAAGAGTTAGGGATAGTGTGACTGAGACAGCTAAGAGAGGTAAGATAAGAGGTATTGATGGTAGATTATTATATGTACGTTCTCCACATAGTGCATTAAATACATTACTGCAAGGAGCAGGTGCTGTTGTATGTAAGTTGTGGTTAATAAATATGAACAAAAGAATAGTACAAACAGGTGTTGATGCTAAGTTAGTTGCATCTATACATGATGAATACCAATATGAAGTTGCAAAGAAAGATGTAAAAAGATTTGGTAGTATTACCAAAGATGCTATGAAAGATACAGAGCATCAGTTGAAGATGAAGTGTCCATTAGATAGTGAATGGAAGGAAGGTACGACATGGGCAGAGACACATTAGTAAAAGAGTTTAAGGGAAGACATGACCACAAAGATTATATTAAACGTGGTATAAGAACAGAGAACTTATTTATAGATGAAGCAATTAAGTTAGGTTACAGGGTTAAGGTTGCTTCTGATTCTCAGAACATGTCTGACCATATTGATTTAATTTTAATGAAAGGAGATGAAACATTTACAGTAGATATAAAAGCTAGAAGAACAGGAACAGATAAGTCAAAAGGTTTTGATGACTTATGGACTGTAGTGGAGTTCAAGAATACTATGGGTAATCCAGGTTGGTTATATGGTAAGTGTGATTACTTTGTTTTTGAACAGGAAGATGAATATGTTTTTGCTAACTCTGAAGAGTTAAGAAAGTTGTGTCATGAAGTTGTAGACTTAACTGATAAGGTTAAGTATTTTCGTGAAGCAAACTATAAAGTTTGGGGTAGGAGTTACCAAAACAAACAAGACTTAATATCTAGAATAGAAATGTCAAAAGTATTACAATTAAAAAGTACATTTAATTGGAAAAAAAGTCTTGACTTTTCTAATAGGGTATGCGATAATTCTATTTTAACAACAATAAAGGATAATAATATGAGTGTAATAAAAGGTAATGCCCATTGGGCAAGTATAACAAGTCCAAATACAACATTTGATTCAGATGGTGTGTGGACTATTGATGTTGGTAATCTTGATGAGAAGAATAAGAAGATTGCTACAAGTGATGGACTCTCTGTGAAGAATAAGAATGATGACAGAGGTGACTTTGTTACTATCAAAAGAAAGGTAAGAAGAAAAGATGGTAACTTAAATAAAGCTCCTGAAGTTGTAGATGCTCAGAAGAGAGCAATGATTGGTACATTAATTGGTAATGGTTCTGAAGTTAATGTATTATACTCTACATATGAGTGGGAGTTTGGTGGTAAGTCTGGTGTATCTGCTGATTTAAGAGCAATACAAGTAACCAACTTAGTACCATATAATACTGATGCAGATGCTGATGCAGCATTTGGTGTAGTCGAAGATGGTTTTGTATCTAAGGAAGCTGACGAAGAAGTTTCTTTTGCTAGTTAATCTCTAACTTAGAAAGGATATGGGGAGTTCTGGCAAAAACCAACGTACAGTAAACAGCTTGGTCTCCCCATATATTAGATATGAAAACAATAGACACATTAGTAGAGGATATATATAATTTATTTGACCCTATGGTTACAAATACTATAGACGAAAAAGAATTAGATAAACACTTAAAAGAATTTACAAAGAACGTAACTAATAATATTAAGACTGTTCTAAACGAACAACCTAGAAAACAAAGAAGACTGTCTTTATCTTCTATAGGTAAACCTACTAGACAGCTATGGTATGATAGACATTCTAGTTCAGAAGCAAGACCTATATCTTCATCTACTAGAATTAAGTTTTTGTATGGTCATATACTTGAAGACTTACTTATACTATTGTCTAGAGCATCTGGTCATACAGTTACAGAAGAACAAAAGCAAGTAGATGTAGAGGGTATTAAAGGACATCAAGATTGTAAGATAGATGGTGAGTTAGTAGATTGTAAGAGTGCTAGTGGTTATGCATTTAAAAAGTTTGCTAATAATAATTTAGTTAATGATGACCCATTTGGATACATAGCACAAATATCTGCATACTCTGCAGGTAATAATGTTAAAGAAGCATACTTCTTAGCTATAGATAAACAACATGGCAATCTTGCCTTAACAAGAGTACATGATTTGGAGATGATAGATGCAAAGGAAAGAGTTAAGTATCTTAAAAATGTATTGGAAAGTAAAACAGTTCCTGATAGATGTTATAGTGATATTCCTGAAGGTATTTCTGGGAATAGGAAGCTTGCTATTGGGTGTGTTTTTTGTGCTCATAAAAGAGAGTGTTGGTCTGATGTTAACAATGGTAAGGGACTTCGTGCTTTCAAGTATGAAAAAGGTACAACGTATCTTACACATGTTGCAAAAGAACCTAGGGTTCAAGAAATAATTGATTGGTAAAGGAGAAAAAATGAAGTCATATATATTAGAAGCAGTTCATTCTCATTATACAGCAGAGAGAGATAAAGCTTTAGCAAATATTAAAATACATATTAACAATCCTGTAGGTGTAGGAGAGCATCCTAAGATTGTAGAAGATGTAATTGAGCTAGTTCATAAAGCATCTGAAGCACAAGATGCACTAGAGATGTTATCAACTATTGTAAATAATGAAAAAGAAAATTGATATATTTATAGATGTAGAACACAAGAAACATGAAGCACCTGAACGTGGTTTATTTTTATCTGTTATCTTACAAGCATTATTAGATGCAACTAATAGTAAGAGTAGAGTAAATAAAGATAGAGCAATAGCATGGTTCTTTTGTAGTGTTGGTGTTACGTGTGATAATTTTGAGCAAGTATGTGACCATGCAGGATTAAGTCCTACATACACAAGAAGTTTTGCATACAAAGTTATTCACTCACCAGACTTAAAATATGTTAGACAAAGAATAAAAAAGATGATATAATATGGAATTTAATTTATTAACATGTTTTATAATAGGTATTTTATTAGGTATGTTTATTGTTTTAATTGCTTATTTTTTAACAAAATTATAGGAGAGGTTTATGGGAAAAATGGATGAAGCTATCGCAGATACAGTAAAAAGTGTAAAAGGTTTTAAGAAAACAAATATAGAAAAAGAAGCTAGGATTGCTACTGATAGACAGGTAGGTGGTGACCATTATAAAACATGTAAGATACAACCTGTTGATTATATTGTAGAAAATAATCTTACTTTTCTTGAGGGTAATGTAGTAAAGTATATTACTAGACACAGAAGAAAAGGTGAAGGTGCAAGAGATATTGAGAAAGTAATACATTATTGTGAATTAATATTGGAGAAAGATTATGGCAGGGAATAACTATTTACCAACAGAATATCAGACTTTTATTCATGCATCTAGATATGCACGTTGGCTACCTGATGAGGGTAGAAGAGAGACATGGATAGAAACAGTAACTAGATTTACTAATTTTTCACAAATACATTTAAAGAAAAACTTAGGTATAGAAATAGAAAGTGAAGTATGGAGAAAAATAGAAGACTATATTATAGGATTACAAGTAATGCCTTCTATGAGAGCATTAATGACTGCAGGTTCTGCATTAGAAAGAGAGAACATAGCAGGATATAATTGTTCTTATATTCCTATTGATACACCAAAAGCTTTTGATGAAGTGTTATATATACTTATGAATGGTACAGGTGTAGGTTTTTCTGTTGAAAGACAGTACGTAGATAACTTACCTACTATACCAGATAGAGAGTTTGAAAAAACAGATGATGTTGTTTCTGTTAGTGATTCTAAAGAAGGTTGGGCAAGAGCATTTAAAGATTTAGTATCTTTTTTATATACAAATAGAATACCAAAGATAAATGTTAGTAAGGTTAGACCTGCAGGTGCTAGACTAAAAACATTTGGTGGTAGAGCAAGTGGTCCTCAACCTCTAGTTAATCTATTTGATTTTACTATTGAGAAGTTTAAAAATGCTAAAGGTAGAAAACTATCTTCTATGGAAGCACATGATATAGTTTGTAAAACAGGTGAAGTTGTGGTTGTAGGTGGTGTGCGAAGGTCAGCTCTTATATCTCTGTCTAATTTATCAGACCAGAGATTAAGAGTTGCCAAGTCTGGTGCATGGTGGGAGACAAATCCAGAAAGAGCATTAGCTAATAACTCAGTAGCATACACAGAGAAACCTGATGCAGGTATCTTTATGAAAGAATGGTTAGCTTTATATGAAAGTAAATCTGGTGAACGTGGTATTTTTAATAGACAATCTGCTCAAGCTAAAGCTAGAGAGAATGGTAGACGTAATTCTGATTGGGATTTTGGTACTAATCCTTGTAGTGAAATTATATTAAGACCTAATCAGTTTTGTAATCTTACAGAAGTAGTTGTAAGACCAGACGATACAGAAGATATGCTACATAATAAAATAGAAGTAGCTACTATATTAGGTACAATACAATCTACATTAACAGACTTTGGTTATCTTAGAAAAAGATGGCAGAAAAATACAGAAGAAGAAAGATTATTAGGTGTATCTCTTACAGGTATTATGGATAATAGTTTATTATCTAGAATGAGAACTGCTTTACCAGATGTGTTGAGTAAGATGAGACAGAAAGCTGTAATGGTAAATGAAGAATGGTCAAAGAAGTTAGGTATACCACAATCAACAGCTATAACATGTGTTAAACCTTCAGGTACAGTTAGTCAATTAGTTGACTCTGCTAGTGGTATTCATGCTAGACATAATCCTTATTACATTAGAACAGTAAGAGGAGATAAAAAAGACCCTCTAACATTGTTTATGAAGGAGCAGGGTATACCTTGCGAAGATGATGTAATGAATCCACATAACTCTGTATTTTCTTTTCCTATGAAAGCAGACCCTGGTGCTATATATAGATATACTATGACTGCTATTGAACAGTTAGAAATATGGAAGTGTTATGCACAGCATTGGTGTGAACATAAACCATCAGTCACTATATCTGTTAAAGAACATGAATGGATTAATGTAGGTAACTGGTGTTGGAATAATTTTGATACACTATCTGGTATATCATTCTTACCTTTCTCAGACCATACATATCAACAAGCACCTTATCAAGATATAGATGAGATGAAATACAAAGAATTAGAATCTAAAATGCCTAAAGATATTAATTGGTCTTTACTACAAAAGTTTGAGACTGAAGATAATACAAGGGGTTCACAGGAGTTAGCATGTACTGCAGGTTCTTGTGAGTTAGTAGATATATAATGAATAATGAAGATTTAAAAATAAATATTATAGATGTACTACAAAAAGTATATGACCCTGAAATACCTATTTCTATATATGATTTAGGTTTAATATATAATATAGATATAAAAGAAAATAAAGATGTAGATATTCTTATGACACTAACAACACCACATTGCCCAGTAGCACAGGAATTACCAAAACAAATAGAAGATGCAGTAGCAACATTAGAAGAAGTTAAGAGAGTTAGAGTTGGTATTACTTGGGACCCACCTTGGACACAAGATATGATTTCAGAGAGTGGTAAACTAGAATTAGGATTAATATAAATGAAATTATTAGATATAATATGTAAATTAATATTTAATATATTAGTTATATGTGTAGGTATGTGGATTGCATATGTAATAATTATGGCTATATTAAATACAATAGGAGTAATTAATGTTTGATTATATTGTTATTTTTATATGCATAGTATTAATAATAAATGTATTATACTTATAAAAAGTTCTTGACTTTTATATGTATATAATGTATAATTATAAAATGAGTGCCAGAGATGGACTCTTTTTTAACTTGCTTAATAAGGAGATAAATATATGTTTGAAGTAGATACAATTTCAAGACAAGCTATTGGCTTTGATAGATTGTTTGATGTGATGAATAGCATAAGAGGGACAGATACAAACTATCCACCTTATGATATTATAAAACAAGATGAAGAAACTTTTATTATAGAGTTTGCTTTATCAGGATTTAAGAAAGATGATTTGAATATAGTTGTAAAAGAAAATCATTTAACTATAGAAGGTGATTATGTAAGAGCAGAAGAAAGTGAATACTTACATAAGGGTATTGCTAAGAGGTCTTTTACTAGGGACTTTGTTCTAGCAGACACGTTACACGTTGAAGACGTTACATTCAGCGAAGGTATATTAAGAGTTACTCTTAAACAAATTGTACCTGAAGAACAAAAACCTAAGAAGATTAAAATTAATTAAGTTTATAAATTAGGGGGTTGAAATATACCCCCATTTTTTTTGGAGAATAAATGCATATGCTATTGAAGAAACAAATGGTAAACACAGTTTACGTAGGGTATGACCCTAAAGAATATACTGCTTATGAGGTATTAAAATTTTCATTAGAAAGAATATCCACTAAACCTGTTAGAGTTATACCTTTGAGAAGAGATATACTTACAAAGATAGGTATATATACTAGAAAACATAATAGCATAAGTGGTCAAGACTATGATGAGATAGATGGTAAACCTTTTTCTACACAGTTTAGTTTTAGTAGATTCTTAATACCTGCACTAAACATGTATGAAGGTTTAGCTTTGTATATGGATTCTGATATGTATGTAAGGTCAGATATATCAGAACTATTTGAGAAGTGTAAAGATAATTATTATGCTATACATGTAGTTAAACATAAATATAAACCTACAAATAAAACTAAAATGGATGGTAAAGAACAACATGTATATCCTAGAAAAAATTGGTCTAGTTTAATTATGTTTAATTGTGGTCATGAATACAATCAAAAACTTACACCACAAGAAGTAAATACTAAATCAGGTAGATGGTTACACACTTTTCAATGGTTACCAGATAAAGAAGCAGATATAGGTACAATACCTGAAGAATGGAATTGGTTAGATAATCATTCATCTTCTGATATAGATGCAAAGAATGTTCACTTTACTACTGGAGGTCCTTGGTTTAAAGGGTGGGGTTCAAAAAGAGATATAGATAATAAATATGCTATAGAGTGGAGTAATGATGCACAATGGCTACAGATGCAAGGTATATTAGATGCTAATAAGGATTATATGATATGAAAATAAATATTGTTACATCTTTTAATGAAGACTTATATAATAAATTTGGTACTTTATTTTTTAAATCTATTTATGAAAATTGGGAGCCTACTTTAAAAGTAAAAGCTTATTATCATAATTTTCCTGCTGATAAATATTCATTAGAAAAACATATTAATTATGTAAACCTTGAAGACCATAGAAAATATAAAAGATTTATAAAAGAAAATGCTGTGCATAATGGAACAGAAGATGGACAGATACCTTATAATAGTAAACTTGATGCTATTAAATGGTCACATAAGATGTTTGCTCTAACTGATTGGGCTTTTACATTAGCAGAGAAAGATAAAGAACCAGGTTGGTTAGTATGGGTTGATGTTGATTCATATGCAACTAAAAGATTAACACAAAAAGATTTAGAAAAAATATTAACTGATAATGTAGATGTAGTACATACAGGTAATCATTCTTTTATGGCTTTTAATTTAAATAAAAAACCACCATTAGATTTATTGTGGGATTTAAGAAGAACATATATGAATGGTGAGGTTATTCAATATAGAGAATGGACAGACAGTTTTATTCTTGAAAGACTTTTAAACATATACAAAGCTCATGGATTAAAAATTTATGATGCTAGAGATATAATACCTAGCTATATATTACATATGGAAGGAGCATCTAGTTCTAATATATTACCACTAAGAGATTCAAAAGGTAATCGTGTATTTGAATTATCAAAAGATAAAGTATCACAAGATATTAGACCTGCAAGGTATGAAAGAAATGCAGAACTTATAAGACATTTTAAACCTAAAACTATATTAGAAACAGGCACATGGAATGGTGGTCGTGCTATTGAAATGGCATTAGCAGCTTTTGAGAATACAGATACAATAGAGTATTATGGTTTTGATTTGTTTGAAGATGCTACAATGGAAACAGATAAAGAAGAGTTTAATGTTAAAGCTCATAATACTTTAGAAGCTGTAGAAAAAAGATTACAAGAATTTAAAGATAAGAT